GCAAACCAAGATGCAGGATTTAAATCTGTAGAAGGTATTAACACAGCTATTCGAGATCAAGGTGCAGCATTAGCTACTGGATTTGATGCTCAGTCTGTTAAGATGGACACAACTATCCGTGACCTAGCTAGAGTTGCTTCCGCTCAATCAGATATCGATATGGGTACTCGACAAGAGTTTAAACAACTCTCTGATGCCTTTGATGATCAAGGTAACCTTATTGCAAATAGCGTAGGGGATAATGGCAGTACCATTTCTAGAGCTATAGATAATCAGGGTAACTTACTACTGAGAGCTTTTGATACTCAAGGCCGTACCTTGGGTGATAAATATATAGACATTAATAAAAGTCTGAGAAGCTTAAATGACTTACAGAATGTAGCTGGAGCTAACGCTGGAATGGGTAATCTTACCCCAGCTATGCAAGCAGGGTCTGGAGGGGCCGTAACGAGTGGGTTCGCGTCACCATACGCAACAACAAGGTAATAACATGCATCCACAAAACGTATCAAAAGATTGTATCGAGCTTATCAAGAAGTTTGAGGGTCTACATAAAATAAAAGAAGATGGGCTAGTACATAGTTATCGATGCCCTGCCGGAAAATGGACTATCGGATTTGGTTCATGCAAAGGTGTTCGATCTGGAATGAAGATCACAGTGAAAGAAGCTGAGGATCTGCTGATCGAGGATATTAAAGAACATCAGAAAGCCGTCTTTCGATATGTCGAAGTACCTCTAACTCAAGGTCAGTTTGATGCTTTAGTGAGCTTCGTATTCAACCTTGGGGCAGGATCTTTCAAAAGCAGCACCTTATTAAAGAAATTAAACAAAGGTCTGTATGATGAAGTACCAGAACAGCTCTTACGATGGAATAAAGCGAGGGTTGGTGGTAAGCTTCAGCCTCTTCGTGGTCTTACTCGTCGTAGGGCAGCTGAAGCCGCTATCTTCAGTAGGGACGCAAGACTTCCTAGTGACGAAGGTGGCCCAGAGATGCCGCAAAAAGTAACTGCCGCATCAGCAACTAAACCTTTAACAAAATCTAAAACAATGGCTGGTGCTGGGGTTGCGGGTGCAGCTACTGCTTTAGGGGAAATTACTCCTCAAATAGAAGCTTTAGTACCGTACTCCGAAAGTATGAAAACTATATTTTTATTATGTGCAATCGGAGGCATAGGTCTAGCCGCATACGCTAGATTTAAGGATCACAAAAACGGCATCCATTAGGGAAAAGAAAGTAAAAGTACATGGAAAAGAAAATACCCCTAGCGTTAATATTCGCAATGTTTATCCAGCTTGCTGGTGGAATCTGGTGGGTGTCACAACAGGCATCTACTATTTCTGGCCTAGAGGAAACTGTAAGTACTCTTGGTTCACGCATGGCGCTGGAAGACGCTATAAATACCAAACGTGATGTCAAAGAAAATCAAAACGAAATTAATCGTATCCAAGAAGATATGGAAGACGTTTGGGGGGATATGGCGGCTATGACAAAATCTATCTCTGAGATGAACAGTGTTAAACAGCGTATAGCAATACTTGAAAATGAACTGAAGTATCTTGCTAGAAAACCTCGGAAAGATAATCGAAACTGATGTTTAGTATAGTTGGTAAATTTAAAACGTACCTGATTGCAGGATTAGCAGTGCTGTTACCTATCCTTTATGTCCTAGGACGCAAGGATGGAAAGAAAATTGAGAAGACTAAAGTTTTAGCTGACGAACTACAGGCGACTAAAAAGGCCTCAAAATTTTACAAGAATATGGCAGAACATGAAGAAGATAATTCCACTAATTCTAGGCGCGGGCTTATTAAGCGGCTGCGCGGAAACGGTCTATAGAACTCAGCTCGAGGTCTATTGCCCGCCCCTACAATCATACGATCAAGAAATGAATGAGGCACTGGCTCAAGAGCTGGACACCTTAGATGAAGGGTACTCAGCCATACCAATGGTAATATCGGATTATGCAAAGCTTCGGGATAAAGTACGCCGCTGCGAAGAAGAAAAGGAAAAATTGTAATGGGATTATGGGCAGACACTATAGGTGGCGGGAATACCTTTAGCCAATCTTTATCAAATACATTTGGTGGCACAAACTATGTGAATGGTGCAGAGGATGATGGTTGGGGAGGCGGATGGTCTAACTCTGGCGGATCTGTAGAGGTTGATGATCCCTATAATAATTATAGTACTGATCCGGCCCCTGCAAATACTGGTGGTGGAGGCGGAGGTAGTTCTGCCCCAGCTGCTCCTGCAGCCCCTGCAACTCCCGATTTAGAAGCCCTTACTGCTGAGGACATCCTTAAGATGGCTCAAGATGCAGGTATTGTTTCTTCTAATGAAGACATACAAGCAATGATTGATGATCCTGCTGGCTACCTAGATGGTAAAGGAATGACATTATCGGATCTAATAACTTTAAATGATCCAAATGCGGCAGGTACTAATCTAGATCCAAACAATCCTAATTACGAATTAGGAGATGCTCCTTACTATGACCCTGAGACAGTAGATACTACGGAAACTGTTAAGGATGAAGGTAAAGGTACAGTATCTCTATATAATGCTTCTACAGTAACAAATCTAATGGGTGGTGAGAGTACTACTGTGGATGCTGTTACAGGAGAGGTTACTGACAATATGTTAGTAGACCCTGATGATGTAAAGATTGATGTAGATGGTATTGGTGCGGGTGAAGGTGTTCTAGGAGAGGCTCTTAATGACTTTGCTTCTCAAGATATCTCAAATATCATCGATACTAGTACGGTAGCGGGTAAACTCCTAGCTCAAAAACTAGGTGAAGGTAACTACACTGATGCTAAAGCTACTGTCCTAGGGCAGATGAAGATCATTAGTGCTGAATTCAAAGATTCAAATGGTAATCCTCGGATTCCTGAGTGGGCTCAAGGCCTATCTAGGGAAGCTGGTAGAGCTATGGCCTTCAAGGGAATTACAGGATCTGCTGGTGTTGAGCTAATGAGTAATGCTTTGATGCAAGCTACCCTTGGTGTGGCTGAAAAAGATGCTGCATTCTTCCAAACAGTAAGCCTAAAGAACCTAGACAATAGGCAACAGTCTATTATCAATAAAGCTAACGTATTAGCTCAGTTTGAGGTTGCTAACCTAGACGCTCGACAAGCTGCCCTAGTGAATAATGCTAAAGCGTTCTTGCAGATGGATCTGACAAATATGAATAACCGCCAACAGGCTGAGGTTATTAATACTCAGTCAATGGTACAGGCTCTATTCACAGATCAGGCAGCTATCAATGCTCAGCGTTTATTCACAGCTGAAACTAATAATGATTTTGAGAAATTCTATGATCAATTATCCGTTAATGTAGGTCAGTTTAACGCTACTCAAATGAACTCGATGGCTCAATTTAATGCCGGTGCTAAGAATACAGCAATGCAGTTTAATTCAGAAATGGAAAACCAGAGACAGCAATTCTACGCCAACATGCAATATAACATTGATGTAGCGAATGCTAAGTGGCGACAAACTGTAGAGACTGAAAACAACAGACTAACATTTGAAGCTGCAAGTACAGATGTAAAGAATATGTTGAACATATCTCAAGAGGGTATGAACCAAATCTGGGATCGTCTGGACAGTATATTTGATAATATTTGGAAATCTGCAGAGAACGAGCTTTCTAGAGAAGCACAGATCATAGCCGCTGAAATAGCTGCGATGTCTAAAGGCTCTGGCGGTAAAGATGGAATGTGGTCTGCTATTGGTCAGATTGGTGCGGCAATCATAATGTCAGATGAGCGCTTAAAAACTGACATCAAACATTTCAGTACGCTACCATCTGGTGTTCGAATGTACACATGGAAGTGGAATAAGGAAGCCCAGCGTCTCGGTGCGCCGGCTAAGAGCTCTATGGGAGTTATTGCTCAAGAAATACAGAAAACCCATCCGGATGCTGTGGTTACAGGGGATCATGGTTACCTAATGGTTAATTACGGGAAAATTCAATGAAATTTGGCAATGCAGTAAAGCGCAGTATTACAGCTTTTCTTGACGGTAAAATGCCTGAGAATATGCTTAATGAGACAGGTGAAGAAGTAGTTTTCACTCCTGATTATTTTGATAAGATGGAAAAGGATTTAGATCTTTCTCCAGAAGAACAGGAGGATGAAGATGCAGACACCTAAAGCCCCTATCCCCGGTGCAAACTACACCTCAGATACTAGGAATTATCCTTGGCATAGACCCTCTGATATTACTACTTATGACGAGGCTGTCTCCAATACATTAAATCGACTAGAGACACCTTCGGGCGCATCATTAGTGTACTCGTTGCTTGATATTGATATGTCCATAGCCACAGTTACCAGCGCCATGCTTCAGCAAGCTATCTCTAAAGGTGTGATACACATTGATATGGCAATATTAATTGCTGGGCCAGTTGCTCGAGGCATTGAGATTTTTGCAAAGGCTCATGATCTTAAATATGAAATGGGTGCAGAAGCTAACGATGAATTAATCTACACTCCTAGTCAGCTTTCACTTCTATTAGACGCTGAAGAAGATCCAGAGGATATGCCCCTAGATGAACCTACTGTAGCACCCCCTGCTCCAGAGGAAGGGCTAATGGCAAGCCCATCTGGCGAAGATGTGGAAGCCGCTCCTGATATGGAGCAGCAATCAATGCTTGGTATGGATGAAGAGGAGACCACTGATGAGTTGGCGTAGTCGTGTAAGAGGAAATTTAGCATCCGGAGCCTATAGGCAAGAAGATGAGGGAGCCTTAGCTAGTGCATTTAAAGGATTTGCAGAAGTCTATGTCCCCTTAAAGGCTAAAGAACAAGCTGCTAAGTTGGATCTACAGAAAGATGCTCTTGCAAAAGCTAAAGCAAAAGAGATTGAAGAAGCGTCTTGGAAAAAGTCAGCTGTACGTCTGGCTGCAGAGATGTTTCCAGAGAACCCTAATAGCTCAGCTGCTATTACTTATGCATATAGTACAATAGCTTCATATGAAGGTAACGTAGGACAAGCTACCGAGCGACTAGAGAATTTAGTAGCTGATGAAAGACTAGAGATAGTCGGTGCATCTGCCATGAAACCTTCTACAGATGTTGCATCACTCATGGGCAACTTTGAAAGTGGTAGTGGTGGATATAACGCTTTATTAAATCAGTCTCAGAATACAGACTTCTCTGATTTTAATCTTACAGAAATGAGTATGGGAGAGGTTTTAGACTTCTCAGCACCGGGTTCTGAGTACTTCAATTGGAGTAAGCAGAATATGCCAGCGGGGACTAAGGCGGCTGCAAGTGGAGATGCTAGTACCCCGATGGGTAAATATCAATTTGTAGGATCTACTCTTAACGATATTAAACAACGGGGAGGCTTTACTGCCCTAGGTATTAATGATGAGACCGTCTTTGATGAGAAGACACAGGACTCCTTATTTGCGTGGTATGCTAATGATCGACTAGCCGCAGCTGGGGATTCAGCGTCTGCTAAAAGAAATGCTCTAAGGGGTGTTTGGGAGGGCTTTAATACAGAGAACGTATCTGATGCAGAGCTAGATAAAGTTATTGAGGAAATAGAAACTGGTACATTAGTAGACGTTGCTTCTTCATTCTTATCAGACTCAACAGGTAAAGAGACTATCAGAACAAAGCCAAAGGCTAAGAAGTTTGACCTCGGTTCTAAACTAGCTGATCTGACCTATGATGAAGATGGTCTTGCTAAATGGGAGCTACTTAATGCCGAGGTGGGTTCAGAAGCCTACGATCTAACCGCT